CCCTTCTAATTATTAAAGATGCTCTAGATGTTTGGAAACAAGAACAAGCAGAGAAGACTGCATTCTATAAGGTAAAAGCACAAGCTGTTATCGATTATAACGACCACGCTCAGAAGCAAGCTCAAATGATTGAATCTAAAGCACAAGAACAAGAACATAAGATGGAATCAAAAAAGTAAGGAGATAAACTATGGATAAAATAATAAAGAAAGACTCAGACAAGATGGGTCAACAAGAGTATGTTGGAAAATCTTTCAAACTACTCAAACTAGATGGAACTGGAGAAATTGCACCAGATAATAATGATGCAGTCCAGATTCCTAATGTTGAGTGGGTAAAGAAAGTTAGAGCCAACGGTGCATCCGAATCTGTGAAGTACGGAGAATAAACATGGCACCTAGAAAAACAACTAAACGTAAAGCACCTGCAAAACGAAAGACAACTACAAAAAGGAAGACGAAGTCTAGAGTTAACGAGGCTGGTAACTATACTAAGCCTACAATGAGAAAGAGGTTGTTTAATAGAATCAAAGCAGGAAGTAAAGGTGGAGCTGCTGGTCAATGGTCAGCTAGAAAAGCTCAAATGTTAGCAAAGCAATATAAAGCCGCTGGTGGAGGATATCGCTAATGGCTTTGAAGAAGCCCCAAAAGTCCCTAAAGAAATGGGGTAAACAAAAATGGGGCTATGTCACCAAAGGTGACGAGAAGAAACCTAAATCCAAACGAGGTAGATATCTACCCAAGGGTGTTAGGTCTCGACTAACCAAAAGTCAAAAAGCAGCAACGAATCGCAAGAAACGTAAAGCAGGTGGAGTGGGTAGTAGAGCAAAGTATTCTAAGAAAATTAAAAAAGCAGTAAGGAGGAGTAAATAATGCCATACGGTAAAGGTACATACGGAAGTAAAGTTGGAAGACCAAAAAAGAAGAAAACAAAAAAGAGGAAAAAATAATGGCTAAGACAGTTTCATGGATGTGGAAAGGTAAACGTTACTCAGGTACACTCATACGAGAAACCGCGACACATAAATATGCAAGAACAGCCAGTGGTAAAACAAAAACCATTGTAAAGAAAAAGAGGAAATAATGGCACCAAAAAAGAAAAAAGATGCTAAATTAACTAGAGCAGGAGTATCAGGTTATAACAAACCTAAAAGAACTCCAAACCATCCTAAGAAGTCACACGTAGTAGTAGCTAAAGAAGGAACTAAAACTAAACTAATTAGATTTGGTCAACAAGGTGTAAGCACTGCAGGTAAGAAAATGGACCCAAAGTCCAAAGCCCGAAGAAAGAGTTTTAAAGCGCGCCACGCTAAAAATATTAAGAAGGGTAAAATGTCTGCAGCTTACTGGGCTAATAAAGTTAAATGGTAAGCTTTATATAGGTAGCCATTCTAAATATGTATGGGCACCCGCCACAGGGCCATTGCTCCACAGGTTACTTATCGCAAGTGCCACCGTGGGTACCCCAATATGGAGATATCAACATATGAACAACACAACAAATGAAACAGCTGGAAATGAGACAGCAGAGGATGGTAACATCACAGCTCTCATAGAAACTGTAGAAGAGTCTGGAATGTTAGACGCAATAATGGATGAACCATTACTTATGGCATTAGTAGCTGTAGTATTAGGTATGGGTGGTTATATCGCTTATACTGTACCAGCAGTTAAAGAACTAGTTTTTAAATATATTAAGAACAACGAAGCAGAGTTAATGGACATGCTAGATAAAAATCTAACTAAAGCCCAGATGAAAGCTTTTGAAAAGCTAGATGAAACAGCACAAAAGCACATCAAAGATTCTTTAGTCCGAAACGTATTAATTACAGCTTGGGACGAGAAAGATGATGAGCTAGCTGGTCTTGTAAAGTCTAAAGTCAAAGCAGCCCTCGATGAAGGGAAAGGTCTTTGAACGTAGAGGAATACGAGACTCGATTACGTCAGAGAGTTGCGCTGGAAGACGTGTTGTGGGAAGAAATTCTTGTATGTATTCGGGATGTTAACGCTAGAACAGAGTTATTGCGACAACGAAACCAAATAGTTAGAGATATCCATACTGAATTTAGAGCACTGAACATAGAAGTACCAACTGAAATGGAAAAGAGTGCAGAGGGTTTTGGCTCATTCTTAGAGGAATTAGTAGATGATGAAAAGCGAGAGACACCTGAAAAGCCTGTTGACAGGTAAAGGTGGAGTAGATTCACGACAACTAGAGAAAATTTTCGCTAAATGTAGAAATGATAAAGAAAAGATGCGCAAATTAGTGCAAGCTTTTTGTACAGCATATTTAATAGATAATAAACAAAGACCTTTACGTTTAAGACCACTACAAGAAGATATAGTTTTAGAATGTTTAATAAACCGTGCAGATGATAAACAAAAGAAATTAGCAATTTTAGCTCCACGAGGTAGCGGAAAATCCTTTGCTTTATCAGTAGCGGTAACTATATATATGTTTTTTAATAGATTCAGAGATTTAGTATTTATACTGGCTCCTACTGAAGACCAAGCAGCTTTAATCTTTAATTATGTTTATAGACATTTTGCTGATAACACTTTTCTAAATGGATTAGTAGCAAATTATAGATTTCATAATAAGCCCAACATAACACTTAAGGGGGGCACAATAATGCGTAGGGCTCCATTGGCGCCTAGTAACCAAGGACAGGCTATACGAGGACAACACCCTACATTCCTAGTTGTTGATGAGTCTCCACTCATCGACGATAAATTGTTCATTGACAATGTAGAGCCTGCTATTGTATCGAATAAAGCACCATTTATAAATCTTGGAACACCAAAGTCTAAAGATAACCACATGTGGAGATATTTATATGATGATAATTATGCAGATACTTTTACTAGATTACATTATACATGGCGCGATGCAGTGAAAAAGGGAGAAGCTTATTCAGCACCCTACACCGAAGAAGAAATGTTAGATAAGATGATGGAATGGGGAGAAGAATCTATCTACTGGAGGACAGAGTATGAATGTGAGTTTGTAGAGTCTGTAGCGAATATATTTAGTCCAGAAAAAATTAAGAGGTGTTATGATGATTACGAACTTATTAGACTTGATGGGGATGGAAAGCAGAGAGGAAGCAACATTACTGTTGGTGTTGACATTGGCAAATCTGTTAACTCTACTGTTATTAGTGCATGGTCCCTTGATAAGTCTGACA